GCCCGAGAAGGGCTTATTATGACGTGAAATGAACGTATGAGTTGTTAAAGCTCCATGTTTAAAATGGGGGCTCTATATTGTTATTTTATGTTTAAATATAAGATCTGATTGGAACTCTTTTCGGTAAATAAAAGGAGTGTGTTCACTAGTAATGTTTGGTTCGGTTTTTGTTATTAAGAGATGGAGTTAAAACATATACAGCTTCAAAAGAATGAAGAATACCAACAAACGTATAAGTTTTATGTCCCATACTTATAGTATTGTGTATAAACATTATTCGTGACACGGCTAGATTATCATACGTTATCACGTTGCAGCGCGTGTGCAGTTTTGAAAGGATAATCATTAATAGCGTTTGTTTTTTGGCTGTAGCTCTTTTATAGAGTTAGAGGTTTATAATACAATAGAATCTTAAGTGATTCCCATAATGTCCTTGGTTGTATTTTAAACCTCGAATACGTGAATGCAAATACTCGATACCTAATAGAGTTAGCTATGCTACCCGTTGTTGTATGAGATGGTATCAAATCCAACGGAGTTAGAGAAGTTGGGAGATAGACCTGGCTTATGGTTAGTTTCACGTATTTTAGGTTGTCTAAAACGAAATGGCAGATTCACGCTTATCTTATTCTGAGTTTATGAAAACATTCTTAGATTTACCAAAAATGTTTTCACATATTAAAAAGTTAAATCGTGGAGAATTGTACAAGTTGTTACCTTTCATAGTTAAGAACTACAATAATGATTGGAATTCAACTATGGATAACAACAATTATAATGATATACGTAGATTTGTAAATTTGTTAAAGGTATATGGAGTGAAACATGATATACCACGTATTGATAAATTTGAGAGAAATAGAAAATTCTTTGCACATATGTTTACTACGTTATCTAAGACTCGGGCTATACCTGAAAAGGTGGACGCTACTATAGAGAAAGTAGATGATTTAGTCGATAAAATGCACTTAATTTTGGATTCGAGTTCTGAAGATATAAAGAAAATGTTTAGTAATTTAAATACTTTTACTTCATTATTTGTTCCGGCTTCATCTCATTGGACCGATATTATATCATATATTACTAAGTTTGCAGCTTTTGGATATTTATTATCTCAAGAGCATAATCGTTCATTGCCGAACGTACTAGCATTATTAACCCTTATTTTGCCAACTGGAGTTGGTGACTGTATAATAAGCAGCCTGAAACGAGCAATACAGGGGATATGGGAAAAGTTTAGTAAAGTTAATGAATTGGTTGCTATGTCTTATGATGACGATAATACCATAGTATCTTTCTTTAAAGTTACTGTCCATTTAGTGAAATCCATGTTTACAACAATACCGTTTGAACATTTTAAAAATATGCAATTATCTGTAGCCAAAATAAAAATGGTAGCTGATTATCTTAAAAATTCATCTACAATTTTTGAATATATAATGAAACTTTTTCAGAAAACTTTAGAAATAGTTGGTAATAAATTACTCAAATATTATGGAAAGCTACCTAAATTGTTACAACAAGAAAATCTTAATGATCTGATAGATCGTTATGTTAAAATTAAAGAGGAACGTTTAGATGTGAAAGCGGTTAATAATTCATATGTGGCCAGACAAGTGATGGAAGTATATACGGAGGCTTTAAATGCTCAAGCAAAATTGGTTAAATCAAATAAGAAGATAGATTTCGGACAGAGTAAGTTATTGGCTTATTTAAATATCATGATCAGGAATTTGGAACAAGTAGTTGCGAAAATACCTGATCATGTTAAAGGAACAAAAAATGCTCGACGAACGAAACCTTTTTGGATATACATATATGGTGAACCACGTATAGGGAAAACTTCTATGTTTCAACCGTATATAGTTAATGCAGTGGCACGGTGTTGTGGATTAATCGATAAATACCGTGATTATAGCGAATATACTTACTTTAGAAATTGTGGTGATGAATACTGGGAAAAATATTGTGGTCAGCCAGTATTATGGTATAATGATTTATTCCAAGTATTTACTAATGAGCAGAAAGTAAATATTGGTATAGAAGAAATAACTAATGTTGTTGATGATAATTTGTATCCTTTAAATATGGCATTTGAGGAAAAACACAACGTATATTTTGACTCGCAATTAGTAATAAGTAATGCTCAAGACGATATTGTAGGTAAATCATTTGTTACTAATAAATGTTTGTCATCAGGTACGCATATATTTAGTAGACGAAATATAGTGGTGCGATTACGTGTTGATAGCAAGTATAAAAGTGCTAACGGCTTAAATTATGCCGCAATTAGTGCAGCGAAAGATGCAGGTGCTCCTTTTATTGGAGATTTATTTCCTAAGGATATGTATCAAGTGGACTTTATGGATCCAGTAAGTGGTATGTATTTAAAAACTTTAGATTTTGCAGAATCGATTAAAGCTATTATCACAGGTTATCAAGCGTATAAAGATCATCAGGATAATTTTAAAGAGAGATTATTTAATCATTTCGAAACTATGTGGGCTCAAGGGTCTGACAGTTGGGAAGATGCTATTTATCAAGCGGCCTCTCATACATGGCAATGTCAGCAATGTGAAAGTATTTATAATGAATCCACTATGTTACTCGAACATGAGAGAGATGAAATAAGGACTATTTTGTTGTTAAATTGTCCCCATAAAGTTGTTGAGGAGAAAAGACGCTGGGTAGAGTTTGGAGAGATGATTAAGATAAATGTTCAGGCGTTATGGAGTACTGTGAGAGATTTTATTAAAAATAACGTTGTTTATATTATGTTGAGTGCAGTTGTAGCGCTTATACCTCTTGTATTTATGGTAGTACAGAATTACTTTAAAGATAAATATTATGCGTTGTCAGCTGAAACTAATATTAAACGACCAAAACAGGTAGTTCGTTTACAAGCTCAAGAGTATTCGCAACAAAATAAAGATGTGGAAAACAAAATTATGCGAAATATGGCTATGGTTTTTATACGTTTAAATTATAAGGGTGAAGATAAAAGACTTATATTAGGTTCTTGTTTAGGCGTTGGCGGTGATATATTTGTTATGCCAAGGCATTTTTATGATCGCATAACTGACTTCGCAAAATATTATGGAAATGATAGTGTGCGAGTAGAATTGTCTTTTTTAGGTAATCAAGTCTATGAAATGGTATATCAAGATATAAAAGATTTAGGGGTAAATTTTCAACATTTAACTGATATTGTTTTTCTTCAATTTCCGAAGTTGTGTTGTTTGAGTAAACTAGATAGATTTTTTGTAACTACACGGGATGAGCCAGTATTGTATGATAGTTATTTGTTTGGTAGAAGAGTGGACAATTATTCTATAGTACAAACTTTGCCAGTATGTAATGTCGCTTTAACTAGTCGCGATTATGTACATCCGTCCATGGAGTTACCGATTCTGGGAAAATTTATACCTGAGAAAAAGATTATTTTGCCTGAAGGTTATGAGTTTCGAACCAATGGTGTTTGTGTAGGCGATTGTGGAATGATTCTGATAAATTGTGATGATAAATTAAATGCACGTAAACTAATGGGAATACACGTTGCTGGTTCACAGAAAGGAGGAATCGGTTTAGCTAGTACAATTTATCAAGAGGATATACAATCAGCTTATGAAAAAGCAGGCATGTTCATTACGATGGAGAGTATGGATTTTATGCCTATTGACCAGTCGAATAGTGTATTAAAATATAATTTAATGGAGATGTTTAATGTATGTGGTGTATTGTTTCAAGATGACAAGAAAATTAAACTATCTATACCTATGAAATCATCAATACAAAAGAGTGTGTTTTTTGATTTAATATATGATGATTTCGGTCCTAACACATGTATTCCAGCTCGATTGCGCCCTTTTACAATAGATGACGTTCGTTATAGCCCTATGTTATTAGGATTACGTAAAATGTGTAAAGTTAATAAGTCAATACCTAGTAGAATAGTTGGTACTATAAAAAACCATATGTATTCATCAATAATGTCTTGGCAAAGTAAATATTCTAGTGAGCCACGGGTTTTAACATTATTTGAAGCTGTAAATGGTTTAGATAACTTGAATAAGATAGATATAACAACTAGCGCTGGCTTTCCTTATCAACTTAGTACAAAAAAGGGAGGTAAACGAGATTGGTTTGAAATAATAGACGACAAGTTATACCCTAATCAATATTTGGAAGAACAAATTTTAGAAAGAGAAAATTTAGCAAGGAAAGGAATTATAAAAGCTACGTTTTTTGTTGATACTTTAAAAGATGAGTTGCGACCTATAGATAAAGTAAATAAAGGTAAGACTCGAGTATTTCAGGTTGGACCGATGTGTTTATCGATACTTATGCGCAAATATTTTGGTTTCTTCATTATGCATTGTCAAACAACGTTCATAAATGGAGAAATGGGCATAGGGATTAATCCAAATAGTTTAGATTGGACTATGCTTATTAAGCGATTATTACGAACGGGTAATAAATTTATAAATGGAGATTATTCTGATTACGATGCCTCTATGAGTCAACCTATTATGATGGATATTTGTGGTATTATTAATAAATTTTATGGTACCGATAAAGCACACGAACATAGTATAATTCGAAATACTTTATTTGCTACTTTTCTGAATAATGTGCATATAGTAGAAGATGTTGTATTTATGCGTTTACAAGGAAATATGTCAGGTATAGCTTTAACTACTATAGTGAATTGTTTATTTAACATGTTTTTGAGTAGATATGCGTATTATAAACTTATAGATGATGATTTGACATTGTTTCATTCACGCTTATCATGTACATTCTATGGCGATGATAATTTAATATCTGTGAGTGATGATATAATTGATAAGTACAATATGAATACGTATTGTGATGTGATGAGACAAATAGGTATAACTTATACTACACCTGACAAAACTGATATGAGTGTACCATTTTATAACGTAGATCAGATTACTTATCTTAAGAGAAAATTTGTTAAAAGAGCAAATATATATTATGCGTGCTTAGAATGGAGTACTATATTAGAGATACCCAGGTGGAGTGAATCAGATCCCAATAATATGTTAGATCAATTAAATCGGTTCAATTGTGTACTTTATGAAAGTGTGAATTATGGCTTAGAAGAATACAAAACTTTTTATAAAAAATTTTTTGAGTATATTTTATTGGCGAATAAAAAGGGTTATGTAATATCAACTAATCAACTTCTTTCGTACGCATATATTTTACGCTCAATGTTCCCACAATATTTCACTAGTGATCTTACTTATCAGCTTGATCAGGCTTATAATATGCTTAGTGAAAGTGGCAGTTTTAAATCTGAAAATATTAGATCAAACTGTTCATCTGATGGTAGTAGCGTGAACTTTTATAAAACTACTATGGAAAATAATAATAATAATGAATTACAAGTACAAAGTGCTGAAGGATCAGTACAACGAGCGCAAGTGCAAATAACTCGACAAATGGTTGCACAAAATTATGATTTGAGAGATTTAATGGATGATATTCAGTATCCAATAAATTTTAATAATGAATTTAAATTTCACGCAATGTCGAATGATAAGTGGGATAATACAGCGATGGCTATGGATGAAAATGCTGGTGAAACTATTGAACAAAGTCAGATTACAACCACTTATGATGATACTATCCCGCATATAACCTCGGATGGTGCTATTTTGGATCCTTTTGCAAAAAATCCATATTTACCATTATCTTTGGAGTCTTTTGTGAATAGAGAATGGTATTTGGCTAAGTTTGATTGGACATCGGATCTCGCTCGAACGTCTATAGTTAAATCAATAACATTACCTAATAAATTTTTAGATTTATTGGGTAATAAAGTAGCTAATATTGCATATTGGGCGCCTGATTTCGAATTAACATTTAGAGTTAATGGCACTCCTATGCATTATGGACGAATAATGTTTGCGGTAGTACCTCAGGCTGATATTTTGCATTCATCTTATTTACAACCGCAAAATTTTAGTCAGCATAGATTTGTACAATTATCACCAACGGGTAACCAAACTGTTAAATTAAAAGTACCTTGGTTACATTTTTATGATCGGATGCCGTGCACAGCAAAAGGACCCAATATGAGTACAAATCCTTGGACGTTATACGCTTGGGTTGCAGCACCTTTATTAAGTGCGGTATCAGATACGGTTGCTCCTGTATCAGTTGCTGTATATGGAAAGATATTAAAACCACGTTTTGTTGGATATATTAATACAAATTTGGCAACTGTAGAAGAAGAACCTTTAATGGCACAATCTAGTGAGCAGCAAATATTATCTACACGTGAAAACGTAGCGACTCAACCAAAAAGCGTAGGTTTGTTATCGATACCTAGTACTATAGCGAGAAAAATAGAAAAGGTAGCAGGAGATATGTCTCAATTAGCTTTAGATGCAGGTTTCTCAAATTGTCCTAACTTGACTGCTACAAAACCAGTTATTTATCGAAACATGACTATCGCTAGAGCTGAAGATTTACCTACAACTTTAATGTTAGGCCCATCACAATCACAGTATGTTGAAGTTAATAATGCTCAAGCTAATGCTCAGCAAGATGGTATGCGAATTGCAAAAATTGCTGGAAGAATGGCGTTATTGAGAACTGTTAAAATAACATCATCTACTGAAGTTGGAAGTTCAGTTGCTACTATTGTATTAAATCCAAATACTTTTGTTTATCAGGATTATGAACTTACGGATGCCAAAAATACGCATTTTCCTTTACCAGCTATGTACATGGCACGAATGTTTAGATTTTGGCGCGGTGGGTTTAAGGTGCATGTTTCTTTTATATGTTCTGCTTTTCATTCAATGCGTATGCGTATGAATTATCAACCATTTGTTGGCAGCAATAATTTAACTGTACCTAATGAGAGTACGTCAGCGTATAATGTTAACCAAGTATGGGATATTAATAATCAAACAGATTATTCTTTTAATATACCACATCTCTACTGGGCAGATTGGACACCTCAATTTGATACATGGAATGCGGGTACTTTATATTTTACCCCTTTGACTAAATTAACTTCAACCACTGCTACCCCTCAACCAATATATATGCAAATCTGGATAGCTATGGATGATGATTTCCAATTGGCATATCCAATCTTGAGAAAAGCCGGCGATGCTATATCAAATAATCCTGTTACTTATTTTAGCAATCCAGATATAGGTAAATACACTGCGGATCTGGTAGCGCAAAGTAATAATAATTTTGAAAAAGTTTTGAATGCGGGAAATCCCATGTTAAATTATAGATCAATGCAATTCCCATGTATGTCTTCTGATGGTTTGGAAGCAATAAAATATCCTTTATTGGGAGGTGAAAAGGATGATAAACATAAAGCTGTGCGGACTTTAACGTCATTCGAAGTGGCTAGTGTGAAAGAAATATGTAATATGATAACACCTATTGAGCGTCAGATTGTCACTTTTAAAGGAACTCAGTCGACTTCTGATCAAATATTACAAGCTGGAAGAACTCTTATACCTTATGCTTGGATGGATAAAGGCGCAAATGATCCTATTTGGTTTTGTTATCTTTATCAAATTATGGCTATTTTTAGATATGCTCGAGGTAGTGTGAGATTGGCAGCTCAGTCTAATAGATGTTATCAAGCAACAGCAGTGTTAGGTGATACTCGTTTTAAGGGAGATACAACATCAATATGGGAGGATTATAAAGATGATATATTTTTTGGTGATGCTTCAATGTCGGGGATAACATCAGGTGGACATTTGTTTAATAATGTAACATCTGAACCTATAGATATCACTATACCATACTATTCTAACGTCAAGTGTTTACCGCAAACTTATGGTGTTACAACAGATGGTAAATATCCAGGTATAGGTTTTAATCCTATACAGCCAGATGCTGCTATTTTATGTAACTTTATTGTTCCAGCGAACACTCCTACGAATACAGAAGTTGGTCGAATATTGTGGTTAGTTTCTGGAGGTGATGATTTTCAATTGGGATATCAATTACCAGTACCTCGATGCCGTTATGGAGTGGTTTAAGCTGTAAACTTTAATAATAATAAAAGAATATTCAAAAGGTTGCTATTTACCTATTATTTATATAAATAATAAAAAAGATTTTATTTTAAAGAATTTCGTTAAATAGTGTTACAAAATTTAGATCGATTGTAACTATACTATTAAAGAAGATCTTATGACGAAAA